CCACTTACAGACATTGAGCAATCCCGAGCCGACACGGGCTTCCGGTATTACGTGGTTCAGCCTGACGAACTTTACACGGGACTTGTTGCAGCCGTAGACGCTGACCGAGGATACCCGACCCCTAACACCTTGACGGGCCTACCTCCTGTCGAAAACCTTTCCGAAGCTACCGACGGCAGTGGACGACTCATAGCCATCGACTGTTGGAGATTCACCGCTAACGACGATGCGATGCTTGAGGGGGCGGAAGGTGTCCAAGAGCTTACTCAGTTAGAGTTCCTGGCGATAAAGCCTAAGCCTCAAAACGAGATGGAGTAATGAACAACCATCATTTGACGCATCCGATCACAGGAATGATAGCCAGCTCATGGTCAGCGATCTCGGCTTATTTTGACTACTTTGAAATGGCTGTTGGTTTTATCTCAGCAGTAATAGCTCTTTTAATTGGGATACTTTCTCTAATAAACCAATGGCGGAGGTTTAAAAAAGGCGAATGATGAAGCTTTTGACAGCAGCGCTTCAAGCCTATGTCGCTTATACAAACTTAAAACTGAGGAGATATATTGATGACCTGGAAGACGAAATTGATAAGCTGGCTAGCGTTGGTGATGCTGCTTCCGTCTTGCGGATTGAACGGCTCTCAAAAAGAATTAAACGCGAGCAGCTACGATCCTCCGGTGATAACCCTGACTGATGGCCGGCTTTATACATTTCAAGAGGTTTCGATGATCGGTAGAGGCCAGAAGTATTATAGTCAGTATGTCTGGCAACGTGCATTAATTACCGGACAGAAATGAAATCAATATTTAAAAAGCTAATAGCTATCTTCTCGCGCAAACCAAAGCCGAGGATCAAGAAGGTATTGATTTGTGTGGGCCACTCTAGAATGGGCGATAAAGGCGCTGTGAGCCGAGGCAACGTCAGTGAGTGGGCTTATAATCAATACGTGGCTGAAAAGCTACGAGAGAAGCTTACAGAGCGTTCTATATCATCAACAGTTATTTCCGAGACTCCATTTAAAAGCTATCACAAATCCTGCTCGTATTTAGCTGAACAATCTTGGGGGTTTGATTGCGTGATTGAACTTCATTTTAATTGTCATAGTCCTAGTGCTAACGGGTTTGAATATCTGTATTGCGCCGGAAGTAAAGAAGGACAGAAATTAGCAGAGGCATTTCGTAAAATCCACTCGGAGGTTGTTCCAGGGCAGAAGGATAGAGGGGTTAAGGCAATTAGCCAAGGGGGTAGAGGCTACAGGTTCTTAGCCAAAACTAAACCACCTGCCGCTATATTGGAGCCGTTTTTCGCTAGCAATGCTAAGGAGTGGGTTTTATTCGACGGCATGGAGTCGGAGCTAGCTCAGATCTACTGCGATGCTCTAATTGATTACTTGGCCTAAAAAAGCGGAGTGTTTCTTGCATAAGTCCTCCAAAAACGGGGTAGTTGTTGCATAGTTACCCCAGAGCGGGGTAGTTGTTGCATAACTACCCCAATATTTCGTCTGTAAAATAAAGAACTAAAGCACCTAATTAAAATAATTTAAGAAATTTATTTGACTGGTTTATATTTTTTGCTAGGTTGTCTCTGCAATGAAATTAGTGCAATTAACTGAAGAGACACACAAGGCCGTCAAGGTTCTTGCTGTAAATGAAGGAGTAAGCCTTAAAGACCTAGTCGAGCGGCTTTTGAAATCAGCAATGAAAGGAGTTTCTAAATGAAAGAGTTTATGATTGGAGCTGCGATTTTTCTTAGTCTTTCCACGCTCGTTATGTGGGTGTTCGCCTCATCTCGCGCTGTGGAGAAGGCTCGCATTCAAGAGATGGCTCACAAGCTGTATCTTCGCCCTAATTTTGAGCTTCTTGAAATTAAGGAGCTTTTAATCGGAGGATACTATGAGCTAGACCAATACGAAGTAAACGAGCGGATTGAGGCTATCAATATCGCCTTAAACGCAAAACAAAGGACATATTAAAATGGACATTTACGAAGAGAGTAAAAAGTCAGCTTTAATCAAAGAAGCTGAGCGAAAAGCCAGATATGCCCCTAGCGCTCGCTGGGACGCCATAGAAGCTGGAGTGGCCCGAATTAGGGCTAATGAGAGCCAAGAATACAAAGCGGCGCGAGAAGCCGCCTACGCGCAAGCTAGAAAGAACCTTGGACTATGAAAACCAAAACACAAAAGCGCCAGATATTAGCGCATTTAGAAAACGGTGGAAGCCTCACTACACTTGGGGCATTTAAAAAATTCGGATGCACTCGTCTTGCTGCAAGGGTCTTAGACCTACGCCGCGATGGTCATCCAGTCAAATCAGAGAGAATCAGCGTGAACGGAAAACACGTTTCAAAATATTCAATTTAACGACATGAACGAAATAACACAAAATAAGAAGGGCAACGCTTTACAAGAGCTTGCGGAGCGATTGGGCAGCAACTCAAAAAGGACTGCTGAAATACTAAAAGCTACAGCTTTTAAGAACTGCAAAAATGATGAGCAGTTTGCCAGCCTAGTAATCGTAGCTAACACCTACGGGCTAAACCCTTTATTAAAAGAGCTTTACGCTTTTCCTGGCAAGGGCGGGGAGATTGTCCCCATTGTCAGCATTGACGGATGGCTTCGGATCATTAACGACCATCCTGAGATGAATGGGATGAGCGAGGAGTGGGCTGAAGACGGTAGCTGGTGTGAGATCAAGATCCACCGGAAGGATCGCGAGCATCCCACCACGCACCGCGAGTATCTAGAAGAGGTGAAGCGTAACACTGAGCCTTGGAAACAGCATCCTCGCCGGATGCTTAAATGGAAATCGATCATCCAATGCGGGCGCGTAGCCTTTGGGTTTGGCGGTATCCATGATGAAGATGAAGGACGCGACATCGCTGGGTTCCGTGACGTAACGCCGGTCAAGCCGGTTACAGGAATACGAGAAATTGCGGTAAATCCTTTTGAGGATATTGTTGAGACCGAGAGCGAGCCTGATACAGAAGATCTTTTTAGTCAGGAGGTAACTAAATGATCGTGCATGACGACATTAAACAAGGCTCGGAAGCTTGGGAGAAAGTTAGACTTGGACGGGCTACGGCTTCTCAGGCTAGTAATATCCTGACTCCTACCGGTAAGCTATCAGCTAGCAGGTTAAAGTATGCTCAGCAAATTGCGAGAGAATGTTATGCTGATGATCCTTATAAATTTATGGGGAACGCTGACACTGATAGGGGTCATGAAAATGAAGGCCCAGCCAGAGAGCTTTTTGAGTCAATGATGGGCTACCAGGTCACTGAGGTCGGGTTCGTTACCCGTGACGATAAGATTATCGGATGCAGCCCTGATGGATTGATTATGGATGAAAATGGTGAATACACTATGGGCTTAGAAATAAAATCTCCCCGAATTGATGAACACACCGATTATTTAATTCAGGGAGTTTTGCCTAAAAAATACAAAATACAGGTGCATTGGAGCATGGCTATCACGGGAATCAAGACGTGGTGGTTTATGAGTTATTACCGTGGAGTAAATCCTTTAATTGTTAAAGTCAAAGCTGACGAGTTTACGGAAGTAGTCTCACGCGCTCAGGATGATTTCATCCCAGAATACCGCGAAATTTCCAAAAACGTAAAAGAAGCTTTGTTCGGAAAGGTGGTAATTCGATGACTATTGCAATGAAAAACCTAGTTGAATCCGAAAGGTGGAGGCGAGCAGGTGTTTCAACATATTACCGAAAGTCTTTGGTTTTAGCTGCTGTTTGTGAACCTGGCATATCAACCGATGATCTGGCCGCTGTAGTAGGAACTACTCGCGGGTGCATTAACACAGCGGTTAGCCATCTTGCTAAGAAAAACCTGCTTCGGAAGGAGCTGATAAAATCAACTAAGTTTGGTGAGCGAAGGAAAATTAAAATTTATCCTACACCATACGCTAAAGATCTGGCCAACATTATAGAAACAGTATGACACGTTACGCTAAGCGGGTAGACGCCAATCACTCAGAGGTGGTTGCGGAGTTTAAGGAGCTTCTGCCCGAGGCTAGCGTATTTGATTTATCGGGCGCGGGAAGAGGTATTCCTGATATTCTTGTAGGCTTAAATGGGTTTAACTACCTTTTTGAGATCAAGGACGGCTCCAAGCCTCCGAGCGCCCGTAAATTAACTAAAGCTCAACAGGAGCTTCACTCGACCTGGCAAGGTCAAATATGCGTGGTCCACAACGCCGGCCAAATGCTGGCAGAAATTGCGAAAACACAAAACACAAAATGATTAAGATTAATAAATGGTCTCAGCTATTTGAGAATGCTGACACAAGAAAGAGACAGAGACTTGGCTGGTTTTTAGCACCATCAGGCTGCGATTCTCGCGGCTACAGACGATTGATGAGGAAGGGTAAAGATGGCATAGTCGCGTTTGGAGTATTTCAGGCACTTTGTCAGGTGATGGCCACTTACTCAAAGGAGACACGAGCGAGCGGTGAATTTCGTAACTCGGATGGGAGTGGCATGGAAGTGGCAGACATCTGGGAGATAACCCGCATGGAAGTGGCAGATGACTGGCAGGTCATTGAGAACCTAAAAGAAGTTGGCTGGATCTCATTGATAACTCAACAATCTGCCACCTTCGTGCCACCTTCGTGCCACCCTCCTGCCACCTCCGTGCCGGATAATTCTGGGATTGTTAAAGGAGAAGGAGAAGAAGAAGGAGAAGAAGAAGGAGAAGAAGAAGGAGAAGGAGAAGTTTTTTGTCCACAAGTGGACGACAAGCAGATTTTATCCCAATTATGGGAATTAGCTCCTAAACTATCCAGACAACGATCATCGAAGAAACAGGTTTGGGATGAATGGAAAAAGATCAAAAAACCAGAGCGGCCTACGCTAGACGAGTTACTGGCCGCGCTGGAAGCTTGGAAGCAGTGCTACCACTGGACTAAAGAAAATGGAGAATACCAGCAAGGTCTTCACCTTTGGATTCAAAGAATGAGATGGCAGGACTTACCAGAAACAAGCACGGAAGGAGACGGAATCTATGTCGTTGAATTATAATGAAATCAAAATCTGGCTAGCAAAGTGGGGTTTTCCTGCTCGGCACATTGCTAATTTAATGCAGATGCACGGGAATGGGCTAGGGAAAGCGCTGGAGCTGGAGGAGCGAGTGATAGGCGGTGACTGCCTTCTCATCCTCTGCGGTGATCGTGGGCCAGGTAAGACTCAAATCGCTACAAAGTGGGCTGAAATGGCAGCTAAAAAAGATAAAGGTAGTCGATATTTTAAGACGCATGATCTTTTAGAGACAATCCGGCAGCAATTTGGAGATGATAGGCAGCAGAAAGGAACAGCCCGTGACACGCTTCAGCAGGCCAAGAAAGTGTCACTGCTTATTCTAGACGAGTGGAGCGAGCTAGCAGGAACTGACTGGGAGCAGAGAACGCTTACAAACTTAATCGACCATCGTTACGACAACCTTTTAGCGACCGTGATCATAACCAATCATAAACCAACCGAGGCAGCGGCAGCGGTCGGAAGATCGATCTGGTCAAGAGCCGAGGAGACCGGTGGAGTGGTAAATTGTAACTGGAAATCCTACCGAAATAAATGAGCGATCAGGAAAACATTGATACCGCGACAGCTATCATTCATTGCGTCTGCGATAAATATAGCTTGACTAGTAAAGAAATCTTAAGCAATACGCGAACTAACAGAATAGCTCACCCGAGAATGATGGCGATGGCGCTGATCAGGAGACACACAACATTTTCAACAACAAAGATAGCAGAAATCTTTAGAAAAAGAGACCACGGGACTGTCCTCCATGCCACCAAAAGGTTTGGACATATTAAAATATAATGAACTGACTCATGCCTAGACCACGATTAACCGAAGATGAGATGCAGGTGTTAAAACGCCTGAGATCGGGCGGCGCGATGACAGCTCTCATGGAGGAGTGCAATGAGGCCGGCATATCGCCAAGCTCGGTTAAGCATTTCTGGTATAAATCAAAGCGCATTAGCCTTTTCTCCAAAGCTGAGAACCTTAGCCTAGATGAGCTGTTTGAGCCGGTGCTGGCAGATCTAAGGAAATATTCCCCGAAATTCAAGCCGTTCAAACGCAAGAAAATCAAAGATCCACACTGTCTGATACTTGATCCATCGGACATCCACGTTGGCAAGCTAGCTATTGAAGAAGAAACCGGCAGCAACTATAACGTGAAGGAGGCCGTAGCTTGCGTGGATCGCGGGATCGATGACCTGCTACGGATGTCGCAAGGCTGGGAGATCGACCAGGTTTACATGGTTATCGGTAACGATTGTCTACATATTGACAGCCAGCGCCCAGTCACGACAGCCGGAACGCCTCAAGATATGGATGGTCTGTGGTGGCAGTCGTTTATACAGTGTAAGGACTTGATGGTTAGGGCGATTGAGAGGCTACTGCCTTACGCTAACGTCACGGTTATTCATTGCCCCAGTAATCACGATTACGTCGCGGGTTGGATGCTCGCTCAAACGCTTAAAGCATACTTCCGAAAGAGCAAAAACGTCACTTTTGATATTTCGGTCAATCATCGTAAATACGTCAGATTCGGATCAAATATGCTCGGATTTAGCCACGGGGATGGAGCGAAACTGGCAGATACGCCATTGCTCATGGCCCAAGAGGAGCCTGAAATGTGGGCCGCGACTAAGCACCGCACTATTTATTTGCATCACCTTCATCATCGATCCGTGACCAGATGGCAATCTGCGAAAGATTATATAGGAGTGACGGCTGAGCATATTAGATCGCCATCCGGCACAGATTCATGGCATCACAAAAAGGGATATGTGGGAGTTCCTCGTTGTGTGGAAGCGTTTATTCATCACAATTCTGATGGACAAGTCGCGCGATTAACTCATCATATAAAGAATGGATAGAGAGATCAGGGAGGCTTATGCTTCGTTAAAGCCCTGCGTTAAATGTGATGGATACCCACGATTTCGATATGACCCAGGCGCGACCTTTTCTTATTGTGTGAGAAATACTTCAGACTGCCCATGTCTCGCGGCAGCGCCAGATTACGATCCGGCTGAATTAGCGAGACGAATTAATAACCAAAATAAAAAATGAGCGAAAGCATGAAACTAACAGGAAGCCTCCACGTTCTGGGGGATACGCAGACATTTAACTCTGGATTCACCAAGCGTGAGTTTGTGGTGAAGGTGGATGACGGAAAATTTGACCAATTTATTAAGTTGGAGCTGGTCAAGGATCGGATCAAGGAGATCGACGAGGCAAAAGTCGGCGACGAGATCACGGTGCATTTCAACATCCGAGGACGAGAGCATGACGGGAGATTCTTTAACAATCTGGTCGCATGGCGAATTGAGAGCGCTTCACCGGCCACAAACGATCCTGGCGAGGCATACAGAGCTAAAGTTGCGGCAGCATACAAGGCATCAGCAGCGGTTGTGAACGAGGCATCAGCAGCGGTGTTAGACGCCAGCACTGCTGATGGTGACGAGATCCCGTTTTAAAAATTTAATCAGAAGAGAGATATGGGAACTTACATAATTGATTGGGGGAAAGATGCAAACGGAGCTAGCCTGGTTTTAAATGGAAGCAAAAAAATGTAATAAATGTTCCAGGTTCTTACCTATTGCTAGCTTTAGTAAAGACAGGACTAAAACAACTGGGGTTCAGTCTCAATGCGTTAAATGCAAAAGAAAGACCAATAGGCAGCATTACAAAAACAATAAGGATCAATATTTAAAAAACCAGCAAGCCAGAAGGCAGCGTAACCGGCTTCAGCAATCAGCACATAATGCGGTAGCAAGAGCGGTAAAAACGGGCAGACTTGTAAGGCCTAGCAAATGCACAAAATGCGGATGCGATAAAAGTAGAATTGAGGCACATCATCACAATGGATACGAGAAAGATCATTGGATAGATGTTGTGTTTATATGCACTTCTTGCCACCGACACATTGACAGGCTAATAAAAAACTAAAAAAGTTTAAAATATGCTTGTGCTTGGTTTGTAGGTGTGCGATTGTCCCCCCGACATGACTAAGAAAACATTACCAATTGAAGTTGCCTTTATCGAATTAGCTAATCTAGAGAAGACTTTGGGTTACGCCAATCTCTGGGACAAAGTTTGTTATCATCCCGAGACAAAACTATGCTGGGTCACCCACAAGACTCAAAAATCTACAATATTATATCTAGACGCAGATAAATATGGGCCAATCGTTGAGACACTTAACGAGACAGGCGATCTTGACGAGCATCTTTCAGTATCACTGTAACCTTTAACAGACACATATATTATGAATTACGTTCAACAAGCACACAAGCCAGGATGGTATAAGGTCGATAATACCAAATTATACTACTCCGCAACGTCAGGCTCATCACCCTTTAATGAATGGTATGAGTTTAACAATAGGGCTGAATCAGTCGAGTTTCTTGCGGATCACCTCCCAGATGACAAATTTTGTTGGGTAGGTGGAGAGATTTGGGACATGGAAGACTTAACTTACGATGAGGTCTCTGAAGGATTTGTTTGCCCAACAAACGGGCAACCTGCCGACATCCAGGAAATAATCGAAGCTTCAAGCAAATTTTAATAATATGAACATTCAAGAGATCATCCAGTCAGCTATTTTCGTAGCGATTTTAATCCTTATGGCATGGGCCGGAGGACAACCGTAAAAACCCCTTGACGCTTTGTGAGAATTAGATACAACCTTGGCGGCAGCTTGCTGCTTTTTTTCATTCATATTAGTGTGTAGCAAGCCGGTCTGAGTATTAAGTTGCTCAGGCCGGTTTTTTTGTTTATATTTAAAAGCATGGCAGGAGGACGCCCGACAAAATACAAACCAGAGTTCTGCGAGATCGCTATTGAGTGCGGTAAGCAAGGCATGGGCAAAGCAGAGATCGCGTCTAAGCTAGGAGTCGTAAGGGAGACGCTATGGGATTGGGGCAACAAAAAGCCTGAGTTTTCTAACGCCCTAAAGAGAGCTTACGAGGAGGGGCTGTCTTGGTGGGAACGTAAAGGGCGTGAGGCCACGTTTGGAGGGGTTGAGGGATTTAACTCTACCAGCTACATATTTCAGATGAAGAACCGCTTTAAGGAGGATTGGAGAGACAAGCACGATCACTCCGTAGAGGTCTCAGGAGAGATTGAGATCGTGATCGGAGGAGAGGATGAGTGATCTTAAATTTGAAGAGGTCGAGAAACTTGGCCAGGTTGAGAGTTACCTAGAAGCAGAAGGATTCTACAACGCGTGTTCATTTGCTGAAGAGGACGCTGACGGCGAAAGACTTATTGTTTTGCTCGCGTCCATTGATTTGGACGAAAACAGCGGTGTAGGAATGGCTTGGTGGGATGAAACCTTTGCTAAACTTACCGTTCCAGAAATCAGGAATGGTTTTATGAGGTCATACCAAACCAAAAATAAGAGAAAACAAATATGAGAGATCTACTAAAACAGGTGATAAAAATGTATTGCGATTCTTTAAAGGATAAGCTTAACAACCCTAAACTGAACACACAGCAAATTTTGAAAATCTTTGACGAGATTAAGGTGTTTCAATTGCTGTTAGAGACATTGGATGAGCAAGACAAAATTAACGCTGAAGCCTCGTAACTGGGTTAGACCATACTTACAACGGACAGAGGACAGAGCCTGTCTGGTGGTGCATCGAAGGGGCGGCAAGAGCTTCGGATGTTTGCAGGATTTAATCCTTAAATGCCACACCCATACGCGCAAAGGGTTGAAGTCATCGCCTCTACGCTACGGATACTTTGCTCCCACACAAGCACAGGCCAAGAAAATCGCGTGGAGCTACCTTAAAACCTTTACGCATCAGATACCTGGCGTCATCAAGAATGAGTCGGAGCTATGGATTCGATTCCAGAACGGGGCAGAGATCGGACTGTATTCCGGTGAGAATTACGAGCGAGCAAGGGGACTCTACTTTGATGGTGTAGTATTGGACGAATACGCCGACATTCCACCAGATGCGTGGGAGTCAGTCATAGAACCGTGTCTTTTAGACTACAAAGGTTGGGCCACGTTTGTTGGGACGCCCAAGGGTAAGAATGCCTTCTGGAGAGTCTACCAGCACTCGCTCAAAGACCCTGAGTGGTTCTCCCTTTGTCTAAAAGCATCTGAAAGCGGTCTTATCCCGCCTGATCAGCTAGCTAGGATGAAAGCTACAAGAGAGAGCAATGTGTTTGAGCGGGAGTTTGAATGCTCGTTTTCATCTGATATACCTGGCACGATTTACGCCAAGGAAGTAGAGGATGCGCTAAGGCTAGGTCATGTGTGTGATTTTGAGCCTGATCGTGGGCCGGTATGGACGACATGGGATCTTGGATCTCCTCAGAACAGTGCTTGTATTTACTGGCAAATATCTGGGATGAGAAGAACGGTAATTGACTGCGACATATCAGCCAGCATGACGTTAGAGGAGCGTGTTGGACATATGCAGGCCAAAGGATATGACTATGGCGGTCACCTACTGCCACATGACTCGGCAGCTAGACAGCCTAATGGTTTGACGTTCGCAGAGGAGCTAAGGAAGGCTGGCCTGTCAAACGTCCAGACAATCCCAAGGACACACGACAAGGAGCTACGCATTAACGCGACAAAGAAGGCGTTTCCGAATATTTGGTTCAGAGATAAACAAACCACTCACCTCAGAGACGCTCTAAGTCAATACCATTACAAGGAATCTACCGATGGAACGGGATGGATCACAAACAAGATCTCTCACGGCTGGGAGTCTCACCCATCTGACGCATTCTCAATGCTTGCGGAGGCAGAGCTACACGATATGCTGACAGATCAGCAGTCACACACTAAGCGCCGGCGTAGGCCACGCATCAATGCAGGATCTGGATACTGACTACTAACAGGGTGGAGTGGTGGATTAAGTTCAATACTTTCTCGTGAAAGTACACACCCGCAGAGAGTATATTTTCTCATACAAGGTATAAACATGCTCCACCACTCCACCCCTAAGAGATATGCCATCAATCACTCACTTACGCCTAAACTGAGTGATATGTTGATATTTAAAGATAGTTGACATATTTACGCAAAAAGCGTAATAAGCGCGTATGGGATTCCTTAGTCCAAAGTTACCTCCACCTCCGCCGCCTCCAGCCATGCCAGACGTAGGCCGCACTGAAGCCAAGAAGATTGCCAAGCGTAAGCGTAAAAAGAGTATGAGCGAGTCTAGCTATGCTCAGTCAACTAGAGGTGGAGCCGTCAATCCAAACTACTCGACGGGATCTAAGACAGCTCAAGGACAATGATCGACGAGAACGTAGATACCATCCTCAGAAAGGCTGAGTCACTTGAGAGTGAACTAAACGCTTTCAAGTCTCACTGGGATCTGACTGCGAAGTATTTTAAGCCTCAGCTTGATATATTTAGGCAAACTCCCCAGTCGCCTGACGTTACCGGATTCTCTGGCCTGTATGACACTACCGGCATTGAGAGTCTAGATACCTACTCTAACGGCATGATTGCCGAGGTATTCTCGTCAAATGAGAAATGGATGATCTACACGCCCCAGGATGACCACGAGGTTGATGATGCGGGCCGGAAATGGTATAACAAATGTTCTGAGCTAGCTTTAACCGCTCTTGGTCGCAGTAACTTCTACCAGTCAATCAAGCCGGTCGTCACCGATATGGGATGCGGTGGCACTGGATCATTGTATGTTGAGCGAGGAAATAAGAAGCTACTCAAGTTTTGTTATGACCGTCTAGGGACATTTGCCATTGAGAAGGATGGCGAGGGAGACATTCGGACCGAATACCGGTGGCTGACTATGACTGCTTCTGAGATGGCAGATAAGTTTGGCGAGGACAATCTAGGCAAGAAGGCCAAGGCATCATTAAATGACATGAAGAAGGGTGGAGAGAAGACTCACTTCACTGTGATCCATGCTTGCTTCCCTCGCAACAAGAACGGGATCGAAGCCAAGAACAAGCCATTCGCCAGTATTTACGTCTGCAAAGAAGACAGAATGATTTTAGAGGAAGGTGGATATGATTACTATCCATTCGCCTCACCAAGAGCTGAGATCTGGAATGATTACAACTACGGTCTAGCTCCAGCCTCCAAGGCGCTACCGGCAATGAGAGAGCTGAACAAGCTCCGTAGAGATGTCCATGAGGGCGTAGCTCTACAGGTCAAGCCACCTTGGTTAGTGCCATCAGACTCAGTAGATGAGATCTCAACACGGCCTAATGGTGTAACAGTCTTTGATGAGCGCAACGGGATGAAGCCCGAGCAGATGAGACTCTATAACGACATTAACGCCGGCATGGTATTGATGGAGAACGTGACAGAGCAGGTCCGTGGGTTCTTCCACGCACAACTATTTGAGGCCGTAGCTCAGAAAGACAAGCAGATGACAGCCAGAGAGGTTGCCAGTATTGAAAACGCTGCTCTTCGTCGCTTCCTACCTAATTTCAACCAGATCACTACAGAGCTAACACCAATCTTCCAGAACGTGTTCCTGCTACTGTTTAATGAAGGAGCATTCCCAGACCCACCTGAGTCTGTAAAGCTTTACCCTGATGGCCCAATGAATGCCGGTATCGTGCCGCTTCCAAAGGTTGAGTTCACCTCGCGCATTGCTCTAGCGATAAGGATGATCGAAAACAACGCTATTGACCGCACTATTGAGCGGATTATGCCAATGATTCAGATCGCTCCAGAGCTTGCCGACAACTTTGACCTTGACCAGATGCTTAGAGATAGCGCCCGCAATGACGGTATTTCAGAGGATGTCATCAAGAATCTTCAACAGGTAATCGAACAGCGCGAGGCCCGCGCAGCAGAGATGGCTCAACAGCAGCAGATGATGATGGCTCAACAAGCCGCCAGCGCTGCCAAGGACGCCAGCCAGGTCGATCCTGAGAAGCTTCAAGGCATGATGCAGTAATGGACAGACATACACATAACGGGAAGGTTGTTAAGACTCTCCTGTCTACCACAGAAGGGGACGCGCTGTTGGAATGGATGAAAGTAAAATTCCAGTTCGACCAGCCGGTGTTCAAAGCAGAAGACGACTACAACGAGACATCCGCAAAATTACGAGAAGGTGGCCGTCACGTAATCATAGAACTAGAGAACCTAAAACCAAGAAACCCAGATGATTGATCCAAGACTATTTAAACTAGTTGGCGACAAGTTCATTCGACAGACCGACATGAAAGAGATCGCCACGCTTGTAGACGGCGAGGTTACAGGTCTTCACCACAAGCAGGAGAAGTTCAGAGAAACTCTAGAGAGCCTGATTGGTGACGCATCGCCAGCGGAGGTTGAGGTTTCTATTGAGGAGCCTAAGACAAAGCGGTCTAAAAAAGATGCTCCAGCAGAATATTTCACTAAACGCATGGGCGGGAAGTCAGAGCAAGTAGTTGAGTGGAGACGCGAACACTGGAGTGCAAAACAATTTAAAGACGAATATGGCGACCTATTTACGGAAGAGAATCTATGAGACAATACGAATTGATTAGAAACGAAGAAGGAGGAGATGCTGGTGGCGGTGCTGCCGTAGCTGATCCTACAGAAGAATACGGCTCAGACCCATCAATCCCGCCGACCTTTGACGCATCAGGAATGTTTGATGCAGATGGTAGGTTT